GGGCAATCTCGGCGTCCCTCTCGCCAAGCATGTGTTCGGCCATTGCGGTGTTGTTCGCATTTCGCTCTTGCTCGTAGGCGACTTGGGCGTCCTTCTCTCTGAGCTTCACCACCCAATCCACGTCCTCGTGCTCTCTGAGAGTGCGGCATGCTTGGCACTCGGCCTGATGACAGCGGTCGAGGTTGGAGAGGGCGGAGAGAATAATGCTTGCGTGCTCATCTTTGATGGGTCTACAGTCAAGAAGCTTGTTGAACGTCTCTCTCGCCAGCTTCTCAAGCGCGGGGATGGCAGTGGGATCATCAGGGGGCGTCTGGCGTCTGGTGGCGGCCAGAATGTCGTCGTCGGGGCGGTCAATGTCAACCATCTTGCTTGTCCTTTTTCTCTCGGCACTTCTCCATCGCTCTCGCGTCATCAGGGCTGACCTGCACGATATGGGGATACTCGACTCGCCTGCCTGCTGTGTCCTCAGTCCATTCGAGGGCGATCATTGGGGCGGTCTCCTTTGCTTCGCGTTTGAGTTTCCGAAACACTTCCGTTCCAACGCGCACATACTTTTCAGGGTGCTCGTCAAGCACGGAAACACAGAATCCGTCATTCCTCAGTCTGGCCTGAAGCTCCTCCATATCGATGCTCAAGAGTTTCCCCTTGCCGTCGCGCATCGCAACCTGATGCGCACCGACGATCATAAATTGGTCTGGTTCCATCTCAGAATCTACCACGATACGAATGCCGAAGAGTGGAAATCTAGGGTCTGTCACCTCTTGCCCTCCTCCTTGCCCTCGGCGAGCGGCACGATGACCACCTCCGCGTTCAGGGCGGAGATCAGAGAGGCGAGGTGTGTCTTCGCTTCTTCCGGCGAGTAGGCAATGCCGTATAGACCGTTCTTCATATCGTCATCAGAAACCATCCAGTGCCAAAGGGCAGGCTTGTCTTTTGGCGTGTATGTTTCCCTGATCTCCACCTTCCATCCGCTTGGGCAAGGGGCAATCTTGCGGTGAGGACAAGGGAAAATCGGCATTCGATCATTGGCACAATTCCACGCTCTATCGCAGGCTTTCTCGTGGATGCATGATACACAGGTAAGGGAAGTCATTCTTGGGTCTCCTTCAGCGGCAGCACGATAACCTGTGCGTTCAGGTCGCGGACGAGGGGGGCGAGGCGGTCTTGGATTTCAGCTAGTGGACTTTCGATCTCGCCAGCATCGCCCATGATGGCCTCTTTCTCTTGCCCGTGCATGAGCCAGATCGCCCAATACCCTCTACGGTCAGCGTCTTCGATCAACTCCAGCCGATAGCCCGTAGGCCGAGAGGCGAGACCGGCGGCGTAGGCAACTTGCAAAGCATTGTGTATGTCCAACTGACACTTGATAGCACCAGCCACAAGTGACAGGTCATCCTTCGCCTCGCTCGCCTTCCGCCCTATCGCAAGCCAGGTGCGGGCGGGTTCGTCGAGCATAGTCGGAAGAAGCGGGATCGCACCACCTTCTCCATCATAGAAGCCAATCACCAGATCGTTCAGTTCATCACTCACTTCGCGTTCTCCTTTCGCCCAAGAAACTGCCGCGCTAGACACGGCCAACAGGTCTCCAAAGGCTGATCAGGATGTTCCGGCGGCATGCACTCGCAATCACGTTCCAGCAACAGTCCGACGATGATACGCTTTGCCGCTTTGCGCTCGGCATAGAGGATGTCCGTGTATCGACGCAGACGGTCAAGTTCGAGGTCGGTCATGACTTCTCCTTTCGTCCCCAGGCCACGTCGTTATGCTCGCGGCCGTCGAGGATGCGGCCAGCACGCTTCTTGCCGACGCGATAGAACTCCTGTTCGCCGATATGTTCAGTCTTGAGTCGGGAACCAGCCAGCGCCCATCCGTCCGTTGCCGGGTCGGTAGGCATCCACTCTCCCCAACTCTTGAAGAAGAAACTCGCCCCCGCCGCCACGCACTGATCGCGGAGGGATCGTATCCAAGCAGGGTGACATGGCCGCGCACCGGGGCCGGTTTCGCAGCCGCAAATCACGCCGTGGATTTCTGGGTCAACCGTGTATTCCTCGGTAACAAAGGTTCGTATCTGGCGCATGTGGGCGATCGGGCCGAGCATCGGCTCCACGCTCACTACTCGCCGCCATGCGGGAATCGAGCACAGCAACGGCACCCGCTCGTCCCACTCCGCCTGGTTGCTGACCGAAGTGCCGATGACAAGTCTCTCGCCGAAGTCAGGCAGGTACAGTCGTGATAGATACTCGCCCGCTTCCTTCACGCGCTTTGTGAGTAGGATGAAGGTATGTGGCGTGTCTGCAAGAATCACATCAATCACCGCGTCCTGCCATTCCCGTTTCACCCCATCTGCAAACAGGTCGCCCATCGAGGACACGAATATCGTGCGCGGCTTCTTCCAGTGCAGCGGCTGATCGAGCTTGTCAGGATGGAAGGTCGGCGCAAAGGGGTCATCGCGCGGATAGCCGTAGCGCCCCGCGAGCCGTTGCGCCATTCTTCTCGCATAGCATCTCTGCCAGCACGGGAAGTCGGGCTTGCAGCCTGTGACGACGTTCCAAGAACTGCCTTGCGAGCCGTCCGCGTTCTTCACCCATTCGATGTCAGTTGGCATGTTTGTGCTCCGTAAACCCCGCTGCCTTGCACTCGGCGCGCAACTCATTGGGGAATTTCCCGAATGCCTCATAGAATTTCTTCCGCGCGTATAGACCGGCGACCCACCCAATGTCACCCGCCTTCGTTCGCCAATCTCCAGCATAGCCGAGGAACCCGTTACCAAATTGCTCGTGGAAAAGGCGGATACGATCAACCCGTTTCATTTGCCGGTCTCCTTGTTCACTTCCCCCAGAAACGCGATAATGTTCGCAAGGCAGTCGGCAGACCAGTCGGTTCCTGCGTGTGGCTGAAACACATACTGCTTCCACCCCGCGTACCACGAAATGGTGCCCATGGAGTAGGCTCCGCGATTGTTGGTGATCGCAAAGACTGGCTTGCCAGCCGCTTTCAACGAACCTTCTGTGATTGTGAAGTACTTGTACTTGCGTTCGCTCATTTGCTGATCTCCGTGCTCGCCACTGCTTTTTCATACTCGCGGATGGCGCCCTGATAATCGAACATCATATCGTCGCAGCAATCGACGAGTAGGCCAATGTCGATCCCTGCCTTGGCGAATTCCTTTTCCCAATATGTTTCCACCATGATCTGGCCGTTCCGCGGATAGATCGCATCCGACAGATGATCTTCGAGCAATGCACGTTGGACTGCGGTCATGTCTCCCCCTTTTCCGCCTCGATCTTCTCGACGTTGGCGATCTGCCTGCTCAGTATCTCGTGGTCGTGCATCAGGTCGGGCACGATGCAGCGTATCGACTCGGCGGAGGCGAAATACCCGTCTTTTGTCAGCATCATCGCGCCACGCACCGCGTCCGAGATCACGCAGCCTAGCAGGTCGCGGGCGGCGGTCAACTCGCCAATTCCGTTCGTCTCGCTCATTTGCTTCTCCTTTTTATCGCCATGTTCTATGTTTCTCGGCGACGTGTTCAGCACCGCGCGCCTGTCCGCCGCGTGTTCCTGCCCAATCGTGTAGCGCATGTCTCTGCTATCGCCGCTCATGTCCATTGCTCACGTCCTCTTACTCGGTTTCCGGCCTAAACCTCGACGAATGACAAATGCTTCGTATGGCTGCGCGGGCAAACATCATGCCCTCCATCTGCCCGACCGCGCGCTGCCTGTCCGCCCCGCGAAGTTGTGGTATTCGTTCGTTAGCCTCTCTAATGCAATCCTTGAGTTCATTCTTCAGATGAATGAAGTCCCGCCGGTTGGCTATCCATTTCTCAATGCCCCGGGCGCGGAGAATCAGTCGAGTCGTTTCAGCCGGCACACCGCACAAATCCCGCAAATCGCGTTCGACATAACGCAGTTTGTTCTGTCTGAAGTTCTCGATATTCGATTCAGCCACATCGAGGGGAGAGAGTATTATTTGCTGCATTGCTCACGTTCTCTTTCTTGCCTGTTTCCTCGTCGCTTTCGTGCAGCGCGGGCAAATGCGATTGTGCGGGCCGCGCGACCGGAACTCCTCGTTGCATCACAGGCAGACGCGCGGCTCGGTCATTGCTTCTCCCTGCACTCGGCATGCACTTCTCTGGCGACCGCGTTGTACGGCAGATCGTCGCGCTGCCTGCGCATGTTCTCCGGGTTGTTCGCGCCCATTTCTATGAGCGTTGTGTAGTCACCTACCCTAAATGGCTCCCCGCAAATGGGGCACTTATCGCCAACGGACGGGTGATCTGCCTTTTTCGGGCCAAACGTACGGTTCATCATCGCTCTTTCTCCAACTCACTCAGCCGCCGCTCGATCTTCTCGATTGCCTGCCACACTGGATCGTGTGCCCGCCGGTTGCATCCGTGGCAGAGCGTCAGGCGCCCGTGCTTGTGCTCGCATCCTTTGTTGATTGAGCGTTGGCAATGAGAGCAGTTCACTTGTCCATCTCCGCGCGCTTCTCGTGGAAATCGGCCACGGCGCTGTGGTACTTTTCCTGCGCGTCACGGCGGGCAATATGCTCCACGTCGGGCGCGGGCATCTTGGCGCCGAACCACTTGCGCAGCACCTTCTCGACGACCTGCGCCCGCCACGCGAACGTCCCCACGCAGCATATCTCGCTCGCGGCAATCTCGCGCGCACACTCGATTATGGGGTCAATCTGTTTCGGCATGTCAAATTCTCCGTAACGTCAAAGTTTATCGTGCGGCAGGCACGATTGCGCTCGTGCTGGTTTCTGTCCCGGCGTCGAAGACCTCCTCGCGCCGGTTAGCCACCCAAGGGTGCTTGGCAGTTCCTGACTGCCGCCCGGTTTAATGCGTCATGGGGCAGGACGCTCTGCCGCACGAAAATCAAGCGGTGCAGGGGCAGGATTGTTTCCTTCTTAGAGCCACTTAGGTGCCCCCGTTTCCTGCTGGCTGGCTTAGCCACGAATAAGGTGCCCCTATCGCCCTGCACCGCATCAAAGATCAAGCCGGCCCGCAACCCCCCGTCAGCGTTCATTCCCGCTCGCCGAGGGCAAACCTTTGCGCGGCTGTCTTGCAGACGGCTCGCGGGCCGGCACGATTTCAAAGAGCATCCGAGGCCCTGGCCGGGCGCGGAGGAAAAAGTCTAAAGGCCGCACCCGGCCATATCCGTGGCCTCGGTTATCACCAACTGAACCCGCCGACACTATCGAAAACCGCGCTGGCAATGTAGCCGTAGCGCAGCAGCAGAAACAGCACGACAAGCGCGATTATTGCTCTCAGCATTGCGGCTCTCCCTTCCCGCTCGCACTGCCGGGCGTCACGATCTTGGGCGTCTCGGCGGGGGCCTGTGCCGCGTTCTGCTGCATCTGGAGTTGGGTAGCTATGATATTGCTCATTGCCTGTCCGGTGAGCATATGGAGTCGCACCACGGTCTGCACGTCGGGTATCTGGCCGCCCTTCATGGCAACCATCAACAGATTGGCGGCCATCCGCATGTGATTGGAGAGCGCCGCATTCACGTCCAGCGGCATGCCCGCGAGTTCTCCGCGCTGTGCGGCGGCCACCTGTTCGGGCGTGGCGTGTTTGAGGTTGCGGGGGTTGATTATCTTGCTCATCCTATTACCTCCTGTCGGGCGATCCTCATCAGATAGGCGACGAGCGGATTACGGATGCCCATTGCCAGTTGGATATCCGCGAGGTGCGAGAGGACAAGTTCGCGGCAGATTTGCAGCTTTTCGGGATCGTTGCCCGCGCCGCGCATGACTTCCGCCTCGATCTCGATCACCTCGCCGAGCGTCAATTTTCCGAGTATGCTGTCCTTGCTCATTTCTGCTGCTCCTTTGCTTCGTGCAGTTCGATCCTCATTTGAAGCGCGGTCACTTGACCTTCCAACTTCTCGACCCGCCATTGAAGGGAAAGCGTATTGAAGATGGTGCCAAAGATGAACATGGTGAGTGCAACGGCCATCAGAACGCCGAAGAACTTGTCAATCATGGCGCCTGCTCCTTGTGCATTACCAGCCAATCGCTCCAGCTTTCGAGTGCCACCAGTTTTGTCTCAACGGTCATCTTGCGGCGTCGAAACTCGGCAAGTGCAACCTCAATCGAACGCAACTCGCCAAGCGTCCACGTCTCATCGAGTTTCACGATCTGATTGTCATGCACCCGATACTCGATGACGCCCGTTGCTCGCCTCACCGTGTAGCGAGGGATGTCCGACTCGACCAACACCTTCTCGACTTGGCCCGGCGTGTAGCGCAACTCGCCATGTACCACGTCCTCAAACCAGACGATCTCGCCAATAGTCATCATGTCAGGTAAACTCCCTGCTTCTCAAGCTCCCGCAGCGTGTGGGCATCGCGCACCGAGATGGACGTGGGACTCCCGAATCCTGCGGTCGCGTCCGCGCACGTCAGACAGGTGCGGTTCCACGGGCCCTCAGATGCGAACTTCGCCCCGCAACTCAGGCAAACGCGCGGCTTGCAGTTGTGCTCAATCCGTTGAGCGCGACTCTCAAACTTGTCCATGATTCTCCTTCATCCTTTGACTTCCGGCAGTGTCTTCATGGCTTCGACTTTCACCGTCTTGCGCGTTCCGCCGTCGATGAACGAATTCCACCACGCGATGCACGTCTTGTATCTGATGGTATGCCCCTTGAGTCCGCCGTTGACCGATGCTCCCGGCGATGCGAGAAATCTGTGGAGGTGGTATTGCGGGGTGCCCCGTTCAAGGTGATCGCCGATCAGGACACGATCCCAGAACGGCCGCGCCTTGTCGGGGTTCTTGCGGAATGTGGCGAGCAACGCCGCGACCACCGCGACCTTCAACGAGATGCTGGCCACTGCGGTGTACTGATTGATGAGAAGAACCTCGTCTTTGTGCTGGTCAGCGAGATTTGCCTTGTCCGTTTTTGTCAACGTTCTCTCATTAAAACGAGGCAATCTGTCGTTGCCAAGGTACAGAAGCGCCGCCGCAGATTGCTGCAGCACACGTACGGGAATCTCGTGGAGCTCGGCATTTTGGAATAGTCCTCGCGCCGCTAGCATGATATTGGCCTCAGTGCGTCCGCGATAAGTATCGAAGGAACCGTATAGTTGCCAAAGGTCTTGATCGGTCTCGCAGGAGTACTCTTGGTACGATGCCTTGAAGGTCACCTGCGATATAATTCCTGCTTGGCATGTCTGTTGGCCGTTCATCAGATAACGAGTTCCGTTTGGCATTTCGACCACAGCGATCTCGGCCACTCGGAATCTGCCGTCTTTCATAAGCGAGGCATAGCAATCCACAGTGCGAGGAGACTTTGGACGTTGCCCGGCAAACGTATTCATTTGAAGTAGCGCCTCCGCTTTGTGAGGGGGTACTTCAATCTGTCGAGCCATAGTCAACTTGTACATCTTCTATTACTCCTTTTCAATTCGAGAAATAAGGCGTTCCAGGGCCTTCACAATATCACGAGCCAAATCCGTTATCCGGTGTCGGGTTGATTTTTCAGGATGGAGATCGGCGATCTCGGCGATGATGTCTTTGATCTGTTTGAGTGTATCTTCTAGATTCCGCGTGTTCTCCCACGAGCCGCGTACGGCGGGTTTGGCTACTTTAGGGTGCTTTATCGCGGGCTTTGGTTTTTCGAGTAGGGTCTTGGCCGCCTCCGGTTTCTCGTCAACCAGTTTGGCGGCCTCGACGACGGCGGCCTTGGGCGGCGCGGTTCCGGCCATGACCTTCTTCTCGATGTCAGGGTCGATCTCCTTCAGCTTCTCGACGGCGGCGACAAAGGCACCGGCACGTTTGACCGTAGGGGCAGAGACGCCGTGCTCTTTGGCGAGGCGGTCAGCGGTCGTTTGTTGGGGATCATTTTGATCCTTAACAATCTTCCCCGACTTGCCACCGATACCCTGCGGATTTGGAACCGCTTTCTTCGCTCTGTTGTATCTCCGTCCTATCAGCATGGTCATCTGATCGGGCTTGAGATTCCGCCTGCCAAGTTGGTTGCAGTCAATCCAGTCCGCCGCGGCTTCCCGGTCGGCCAGTTGAATCTCGACCGTCTTGAAGTCGATTCCTCGCCGAGTGCAAATCTCAAGCCGCGTGTGGCCGTCGAGGAGGATGTCGTGCCCCGCCCAAACGACGAGAGGATCGCGGCAACCGTCCTTCACGAGGTTTGCTTCGAGTTGTGCGCGTTCTTCTTCGGAGAGGGGCGGAATCAATGCCTGAAATTCGGGGTCGATTTTGGGAGACACATTCTTCTCCTTGTTCCGCTTATCTACACGGAAAAATAATCGGGGCGCGCGGTCGCACATCCCTGTTGCTTAGCCAGCGTAGAAATCGTCCGTGGAGTACATTGCTCCTCGTAACTGGTGCGCCGTGCGCCCCGATGAAAACAAAAACCCCACCGCCCGCGGGCAAGGCCGGATAGCTTTGACCTCGCGTCGCCAGCGGTGGGGGGAAAGGGGCATTATCGCTGAGGATTATTGCTGCCGCGTTAAGTGAACGGCGGGTCACGTCCGTGTGCCTGACTGGGTTGTCCATTACCCTGACCATCCTTAGTTCCGTTGTCCAGCGCCGGCCTTATCGACCAACGCCATAGGTTCTCGCGTTGAGCGCCAGCCCAATAATCCTCGATAGCATACAGTAAAGTTGCAGTTCTAACGACATCAAGTTCACGTTCCTCGCCATTGTGGAGCAACACATCATATTGCCTATGGGGGACGTAAACCGTCTCTTGGCATATCTTGCAATCCGCCTCAAGCATTTCAGGCATGATTTCGCGGTAATAGCCACGCCCGCAAGTTTGCAAATAGTGGAAATCGAGCCAGACTTCGTGGCCGCATTCGGCGAGCGCGTGACTCTCGCAATGGATAAGACCGAGACAATGACCTTGCTCGGCTTGTGCCAGTATTGCGTAGGGATGGATGGAAAACTCGGGCAGCAGATTGGCGATATGGCGGGGCAGTTCCGGTTGTAATACCCAGTAAGTTCCCATGTTGAGACCTCCTTGTACCGATAATCTCGGTTTCGTGGAGGGCATGGGCTACGAAGAATTGCCCGTCCTCGGCTGATGGTTCTTAGACGGACTTCCCTGATAACGTCCGATAATGTATATTTATAGGCGGCAAAAAAACCTGGAAAGGGGAATGGACGGGGCGCAAAAAGGGGCAGCCGGGTCACTGGAAACCTCGCGGAATCCACGGCTGCCCCAATTCTGCGCTGAACTGACCACTCGCGTGACCAACGAGCCATTTTGCTACTCCTTGAAGGGCGTTGCGCCCCTCTACAAGCATTATGACACATGATTTCCAAAAGTCAAGCGGAATCTTTCGCGTCGCCCTCTTTTGAGAACGGGGAGCGGTTGTCCGCTTTGGGAACGCGCCACTTGAAGGAATGGCACCTGGGGCAGGCGATAATGTTTTCGGGTCGCTTGAGGGGGCGCCACTCGTGCCCACATCGCTGGCATTGGCACCAGCCGTCGAGAAAGTAGGGGGTGGGGGTCTGCTGTTCATCGGTCATTTGGCTTCCTTTCTGTCGATTGACGTTAGGTGTCGAACGCGAGGCACCGGGTATTTCCCAAAGGGCACCTTCGCCATCAGGACAATCTTGTTCCCGCGATGTGGTTCAGGCAGCGGTACGCCACTCCATGACCCGGAGAGTTCGCGCAGTTGTCGAGCCTCGCGGAGCGTTTCAGACTCCAACTCGACGTAGGCAATCTTTCGCACGATCTTAAATGACTTGACTTTCATGGCTTCGGCTCCTCGTCGAGTTTGGCGAGGGCGGCGCGCGCCTTACCCACATGGCAGATGCACTTGTCGCCAAAACCGCTAGCGATAGGGCAGAACGGGTCATGACTCCCGTGCGCGGTCAACGTCAGGACTCCAATCACTTCCGGTATCGCCCCCGGATTCTTCACGCCGGCAAGGGCGTTGGCGCAGGCAATCGCGCGTTCTGCCCGATCCATTTGGTGGATAGAGGCAACGGCTCCGGTGTCTGTCTGGATATAGTCGCCACACATACTGGAGTCAATACGCCACGGTTCTCCGTATTTCGCCATCATTTGTTCCTTTCATAAATAGCGGCCGCCGACGCGACTAGGGGAAAAGACAATTCTAGCCGCGCCGGTCGGCCATTCGCCCCGTTACCCGATCGAGGTGTCGGGATTGGCACAGAGCGGTAGTTCAAGTTCAGTCAGAAAATCCACCGCCACACCGCGCCGACAACCAGCGCCGCCAGCCACAGGGCGAGCACGGCCAGCGCCAGGTACATGCAGGCGAGTTGGAGCGGTGATGGTGCGCGGGTCATTGGGTGCCTTTCTCGGCGCGGGCGATTGTCTCGCGCGCCGTGTCCAGCAGCAATCGTTCATCTGCCGATAATCGGCGTCGCTTGCCCCATTTCGCCACAATGGAGCGGGCAAGGCGCAGTATCGAGTAGTCGTAGTTGATCTGCTCAACCGCTTGCTCGTCGTTGCAGAGCATGCCGGTGGGTTCAGGGTCACTCATTGCTTGCCGTCCTTTCAGTTCGTCTACTCGGTCAACTCAAATACTCGGTCAGGTGGTGCCCCTCGCGCTCCATGTCGGCTGAGAGGCGGCGCTGCGAACATCTTCCGATAGAATATCTACATCGTCCCATCCGGCATCGACGATCATGTCAAGCTGTACGAGGACTTCCTTCCGCGTCGCCAGCCGTTTGCTGACCTTGCCGTCGTTGGCAATGGCAAGGTCGTTCCGGCACTTGTCGGGCACGTCGTGGGTGATTCGGACTTTCATCATTTCCCCTTTCTACTCATTGTGTCCACTCGGTCAGGTGTTGCCCCCCGCGCGGGTCAGGCGACAGGCGCGGAGGGGCGGGGGATGTTACTCGGCGTCGGTTTTCGGCGACGCCCAGCAGGGCTTTCCTGTACGCACCGTTGCCCGTATGTCCCGTGCAATGTCATGGTGGCGGGCGTCGGCTCCCCATTCGGCGTCCGCCTCGTTATCCATCCACCGGGCGATGCCCAGGGCGCACGCGCGGTTGACTACATCGGGGGCGCCGGCAAGCAGGTTCTGGTCCCAATCCTCTCCAGGCTCGGTGTAGTGAGCGCCGATCTGACTAATAATATCGCGATAGTTTTTCGACATGTCTCATCCCCTTTTCCCCCGCGCGTCTCTGTCCCGGGCGCGGGTCGTTTGCCTGCCGGGCGCGGGTCGTTTGCCTGCCGGGCGCAGGCGGTTGCGGTGTCAGTGCTTGTAGATCGCATTGGCATACTGCGTGTGAGCCTCACTCGCCGCAGCGCCCAGACACGTCCTCAGCTCGCGTTCCGCGTCATGTACGGCATTGACCTCTTCGATCAGCCGCGCAGGGAACTCGCCCTCAATTTGTAGGGCGGTCATCAGGTCTTCATGCCAACGGTTCAGGGCCACAGCCGCGTTGTCAAGCCCGTGTTCCAGCGCCATCAGTTCTTTCGATTCCATCGGCTTTCCCCTTTCATTTCATTGCCTTTGTTTCGTGCAGGCACGTTGCCCGCTGCCACGCTCGCCCTCGCCGTGCTATCAGCAAGGGCGGTCGTGGGGGCGGTCACTCTTTGCGCCATCCCGCGTTCAGTGCGCAATGCCCGTCCGCGCCCATCAGGAACGGAAACTCAGCATCGGGTTTCACGCACAATCCGCCGTCACGGGCGGCCACCACGGTTCCCGTTACCCTCAGCGTGTGTGTCGTCATGTGGCCAATCCTCGGTAAATCGTGCATAATCTGCACCCGCTCGCTGTAGACCCGGTCGCCTATCGCAAATCCGAGTTTCGCAGCCGTTGTCAGTTTCATTCCGTGTTTCATCTCAAATCCCCTTTTGCCCCCGCGGGCGGTTTCAGTCACTTGCCCTTGTTTTCAATTGCTCTCATCATTTTGACCACGGCCATCTGTTCCGCCGTGATTCTACAGTCGGCCAGTATTGCCCTCGCCTCGTCGGGGCCGAGTATCACGGCCAGGTGCGCGTCCTGATCGGAGCGAAACACCCAGGTCGTTACCCCGTGCTCGGCGTTGTGCGCCTGCGCCGCCTTGAGCGCCGCCGCATAGCTATGGCGCGGGCGCCCGATGATCGCGTTCGCCGTTTGAACTGTCCAGTAAAGTTGCGTCATTCTCTAACCTCACTTTCAATTTCAATCGCAATCGGGCAACCAACACAATCCATGTCCAGTTCGTCGGCCTCCGCATTCAGCCGGGTAACGTCCTCGTTCGTCACCTCGTCCGGGTGTGTACTACACCATCGGCAAAGATCGCATGCCGCCTCGCATCGGTCGGCATGGGCCTCAGCTAATTCGTGGTTCATCATGCCATCATCTCCCGTGCTTCGATTCTGCTCAGCACTTCCCGCATGTTACCCTTGTGCCGGTTGACCAGCGCCACGTACGCCTCAAGAGGCTTGCCGTTCAAGCCTTCTTTCGTTGCTATTTCCCGCGCGCGCTCGGCGAATGGCCGGGCAAGGTCGCGCTGCGCAAGCTGGATTTTTGTGCATCTACTCAAGAGCGGGGCTGCGTCAATGTTGTCCTCGAACATGGACAATTGGCCGAGGCTCGTGGTCGTGAAGATGAACATGACATGATTGGGCAGGTGCTCAAGCACGTCCAGAAGCATCCGCACAACACGCTTAGAGATTCCGTGCGCTTCGTTGACCAGATATGCTTTCCCGCTCCGGCCGTTGCCCCATAGCCCGCCATAAAGCCGCAGGCTGCGGTTGATCTCCGTCAAGCGGTCTACCGAGAGCTGATCGCCGGTAAGCTCGGTGATGCAGAGCGGGTCGGCAATCTCACGCGCTAACAGATAGGCGATAGTCGTTTTCCCTTGCCCCGATTTTCCGCTGATCCACCACGCGCGGCCGCCTAACCCGCGCGGGCGCAGCGATTCGATTAGCGCTATGGCGTCTTGTTGCCCGATCACTTCGCCCCATACGCGCGGGCGATATTGCTCTGCCAGTGTTTTCATCGTCTTTTCCCTTTCGCTTGTTTCACTCGGCGCCCGACACCCGCCGGGCGCCCTTGCCGTAGTCGATCAGTCTTGTGATTTCTTCCAGTAGGTTTTCAGTTCATCGGGAGCTTGCGGCAACGCCCATGCTCCGATTTGCGCCAATGCCTGCAACCACGGCCATAGACTCGGCGCGTCCGGCCATTCCTCGATTTCCGTTGTCGAGCCGATGCTGCTGTGGGTAACGGTGATAATCGACGGGCCGTACCAATACTCCTCATGGCGCGTTGCCTTCTTGCATCGATGGTTCTCGGTGTTCAGCACATACACCCGCACTGTCTGATTTTCCATGTTCAGCGTCAACGCCGGTTCGGTGACTTCAACAATTTTCTTCGCCATTGTCTTTTTCCTTGTTTCCTCGGCGCGCGTTGCCGCGCGCCCTTGCCGTAGAAGATCATTTCCTTGCCATGTGCAGTTCAGTCCACTGCGCGAACAACCGCTTCGCCTTGCGCTCATGCCCGGTCAACCTTGCTCTCCATGCCTGCGCCCATACCCTGTCGGATTGCCGGGCGCTGCGCGCGCTCACTGGTTCGACTTCTGCCGCGAACAACTCCAACGCCGTCCTGTAGGTTTTCCGCGCCGGGCTTGCGCCTAGATAAAACCCACAGCTATTAGCCATGCACTGCATGGCATTCGGGTCGATCGTGTGATAGAAGTGCAATCCACCGACCACGCCGACAAAGCCGTGGTTTCCCTCAAATCCGCACACCGGGCATTTTGTGATAGCTGGCATTGTCTTTTCTCCTTGTCCTATGCACTCTCACAATTCAACACACTACGCTGTGCGCCCGGCACGGGCTTTCACCGTGAACGCGGGCGGGAAGTCAGTACGGCCGCATCTCTCTATCGGCCTGAACCTCAGCCACGTCGTCGTTGTGGCAGGACGGGCATATCGCGGATGTCCAGCAGCGCGCACAGTATGACTTGCCACATCGCGCGCATTTACGATATTCGTTGCCGCATTTAGAGCATTTCATAGCCTATTCTCCATGTTTCTGCCACTCTCACAATCCAACACACTACGCTAATAGCCGCGCGGCGGTTCAGTTCCGCGCGGCTTGGGTTCACTACAGGACGATCGGCGAATGCGGGGCCGCCAACAATGCCATCAGGGTTGCCCGCATCTGCGCGCGCCCCGGAGCAATGGCCTGATCGTGCGTGAGCACGTCGAGCAGATTGCCCGATATGGCCGGGGCGGGGATCGCTGCCAGGTTGTCGCTGATGGGGCCTGCGGGCATGCCCTTTACGCCAGCGCCATCTGTTTGAGCACACCAAGCCGCAAAATCAGCATCGCGCGCGAGGAATGCCCGTGCTTCTGCTACGTTGTACGCGTAGACTACGAACTTCCCAAATCCACCAAGCTCCGGGTAGATCAGGAAGTGAAACTCGAACTGTCTCATACCGAATCGCACCTTTTCGTAAGGTGCCTGTTTGATTCGGTCTATGCCTTTGATCTTGCTCAAGTTAGCGTGAATCCATGTGTTCCAGTCCATAACTCTTTTCCTCTTGCGGTTTTCCGGGTGAACCGCCAACCCGTGGAATGCCAGTGTTCGATTAAATCGTCTTGCGCTCTGCGGGAATCATCTCGGCAATGCGGCCGGGAAGCGCCACCGCAGCCACAACCGTTTCCGCAACGCCAACCGCTACCCATCTTGCCGGATAGCCTTCTTCTTGCACGTGCAGCGCCAGTGTGAATCCGCCGCCGTTGAACATGATTGCGCGAAACGTCGGCTTGTTGAATTCGTACTCGGCGCTTCCCGCCTCCGTGTCAATTCGCACTGCCTGCCAATCGGCGCTAACGACGCGCACAAGCCCCAAGTGAGAGAATGCCGCGCTGCCGTAAATGTCAAGTACCTTGTGTTCGTCGCACAGATAGTCGACCACTTTGCTGTACGCGGCCCTTGCCCTAAGCAAGGCCATGTCAGATAGCGCTTGATGCTTTTCGCTTGCCTTCTTTTCCTCGCGCTGAAACTTCTTCAGTTCCTTCTGCGCGTCTTCTGCCGTTTCGCATTCTACCGTCTTGCCGTTGTACTCAATAGCTACCATCGTCTTTTCCCTTTATCCTGTTGCGCCTATCGTCCTGCCCGACACAGCGTCGAGCTTGCTGGCTGCCGTACTGTGAGTCGAACACAGTCAGACCGGTACGGCACCATCATCGTATCTCTATCCGCCGCAGTGCTGGAGTAAAACCAGCGCCTGACTGCCTTGCCCTTGCGGTTCTCACGCGCGTCGGGCAAGCTCGGACATTCACTTGTCAAAGATCATCGGTTTATCATCGTCGTCTATCACCTTATAGTAAGAAAAGCGTGCCAATCGAGTAGAAAAAAGAGCGTAAATCGACAATAGTGGCGTGTCCATTAGACTTATAGCACAAAGATTTATTTTCGCGCCTATCAGATCATCGCGTATAACAGGCGCTTATCAGGAACGCTTCTTAATAATGATCGCCTATCATCATGCTCACTTGCTACAGTGCTCTTTGTAGCTTGTTACCCCGCTAATCCCAGCCCCATAACGAGACACTTCGTCCCATTGTGACCCAGTAGTCACATTTGACGCCAGAGTCATCAGTGACCCAGTAGTCATCACTGATAGCAGCGTCATTACTGACGTCGCAGTCAGAAAAGGACGACTTGTCTCTCTATGCTCGCGTGCTAACATCGTGCTCTCTTGCCAGCAGTGGAGCGTGCTCGCCTGTCAGCATGTCCGTTATACGCAGTTATTCGCGTCGATAGTAGTAGTTATCAGCACCAGATCAAGCCACTATTAGCGTGCTAGGCAGGCAGATAATCGCGTATAAAGTACGTTATACGCGGTTTTGTTGGCACTTGAACGCACGCGCGCGCGGGCCGTCGCGGTTCCCTATTCGCCTGCTGTGCGCTCTAGCTAGTCTTCTCCCGCGATTTTATGATTTTTCGACTTCCGTGCTCCTTTTCGCTCTTGTCTAATTGTCCGTGCATCACTTGTCAACGGGCATAATGAGAGAGTTGAGCAAGGGAAGTGGGGCGAGAGAGCGGTTTTCGACGATCTGCTGGTCGACGGGCGAGAAACAGGCCGAAAACGCCGCTCTCCATGTCCGGCGCGTCCGGCGCTGTGGTTCATTTCGACTCGACGTGTGAGTTGAGAGCGAGAACCAAGCCGGAAGCGAGCCAGAAGTACTCACTTCCGCCCGCAGCGCCGTCCACTGTGGTTCAATTCCTCTCGACAAGTGAGGTCCAACGTAGTTGGGGGGGTGTGTAGGGGGTAAGGGGGTAACGGGGGGGTCTTTTCCTCCCCCAATCAGTTCCATTCTGACATGGGGGTAATAGGATAGGGTATGGGAAAGGGAAGAGGGGGTTCCCGCAACGCTCATGTCCACCTATCACCACGTCCTCATGCCCGTTCCCCTCTCCCCCCAGCCCCCCATGTCCATAATTCTCATCATTTTTCCCCTGCGCATGGGGATTTTACTTGACATCCGCTCTTTTCGTGGTATACTGCTTGTAGAAGCGCATGGTTTAGCGGACATGATGTCCACTGGAGCAGACAGGTGACAGCAGCCGTCAAGGACAAGTCGAAAAGCACCGAGGGGCAGCTCACTCTCACGCCCGCTATCCTCCCAGAACTCAAAGAACGCAAGTCATACCCCTTGTTCTGGGCACTCCGCGACAAGCAGCAGCAATTTGTCCTTCACTACTGCCGTGGCCCCCATCGCGGCGTTACCACAGCCTGTTACAAAGCCGCTGGCTATAAGATGGGTAAGTACCCCGGACAAGCTGCTTATCATCTGCGCCACACGGCGTCCATCGAAGCGGCTATCCAAGAGATCAAGCACTCTGCCGGCCTCTCCCCTGACTTCATCGTCGAGAAGATACTCGAACAGACCAACGCACCCGACATGGCCGATCTTGAGCCGTTCTTCAATGGCGAGAAGTCACTTGACCAGTTGCGCAATGAGGGCGTGAATACCGCAGCTCTCCAGAAGGTGCAAATCAGCACGGACGGCAAGGGCAACGTCACCCGCCGAGCCGAGATCGCCAATCGCGCTCAGATGCTGAGACTCGGCGCCGACGCGACGGGCATGATCAAGCAGCGTCGCGAAGTCGAGCATAAGCTCACCCTTGATTTCGCAAACATGACACCCGATCAGGTGTGGAGAGTAGCACATGCCGCCCGTCCTGTTGCAGCAATCGAAGCACCAAGAGACGCTGAGTTTACCGTCGACGGTGATGACCGACGAGGAATTGCAGAGCCAGTTGGCCTCCCTGACCGAGCCGGAGTGGATCGAGTTGCAGTTGCGGGCGCGGTGGGAGCTTGCAAAGAATGACCCCCTGGAGTTCATGAAGTGGTTTGTGTTCTCACTCGATCCGAAAGACAAGCGTCAGCCGATCAAGCCGTTCCCCGCACACCGTCCGCACATCCAGCAAATGTCCCGTCTCTGGCTGGAGACCTACAATCGCAGTCTACTCGTGCGATCGCCCAAGACGGGGGAGATGATCGAGAACACGGGAATGGTGCTCGACAAGTGCCGCCAGATCATGGCCACGTGGTTCGGGTGCTGCGTGTCGTTATGGGACGTGCTTTTCCACCGTGGCAGACTCGTATTCTTGCAGACCAAACGCGAGGAGGACGCGATAGGCAACGAGGATGCGGCGGCGGGATTGCTGGGCCGCTGCAAGTTCATCCTGCGGCACGTGCCAGGCATCGAGATGCTGGAACCCCAACTGGACATGAAGACCAACTTCCAGTCCAACAAGATTGTGTTTCCACATCTGAACTCGATGCTGTGGGCGATACCTGAAGGCGGTGACATTATCCGCTCGCACACGCCATCTGGAGTATTCAGCGATGAGTGCAATTTCCAGCCTGAGTTTGGGAATGCGTATGCCGCGTTTATCGCCGGCCTGCGCGGGGGCGGCTGGTTCTACGGATGCAGTAGCGCCCATCCGGGCAGGTTCTACGATCTGTGCCATGATCGGCTGAGGTAAAGGAGAACGACGATGCCCGCGACACTGAACGGTGTTGAGTACAAGACGCTGAACGAAGCGGTCAAAGCGGCGAAAGACGGGGAAGTGATTCTGTGTGTGGGCAAGACGACGGTACACGATGAAGTAGAGAAGAAGGGAGAGACGGTGGTCTGTGATGTAAGGGAAAGTGAACCTCTTCCATCGATTTCCGCCTGCAAGGTTAAGTGTGCAAAGACGCTGTACGGCATTCGGTGGATGCGGAGTGTGGACTGATAATGAGAGGACAAATGGATATGAAGAAACTCGTAGTGCTTGCAGTGCTGCTCGTCGCGTCCGGTTGCTCGATCAAAACGCCCTCGATCATCGACCCCGCGAAACAGGTGACGCCCTCTCAACTGAAGGCTGAGATCGTGACGGTGAAGTCGCAACTCGACGTGGAGAAAGCAACACTTGAAGCCAAGGTCAAACTGACGGCCGAGAAGGTGACGATTGCCAACGCCGACATTCAGGCTCAGATCGAGCAGCGCGACTACATCATCAATACCGCGATAGGCATTGTGTCGGCGGTTGTGCCCGTCCCTTACGCCCCCATAGCGATGCTTGGGATAACGGCTCTCGGCGCTGGATTCGGTGTCGTGAGACAGGTGCAGACCGCAAAAGCCAAGAGGGAACAGGCAACGGCGCGGGAAGCGATAGACACGCTGGTCAAGGCGGTCAAGGCGGGGGGCGCGATTACCGCAGCAAGGGCAGTGAATGAAGCATCGGTTCCTACTGAAGTCAGCGCGTTCATCGACGCGCGAGTCAAGGCGACAGGCAGCGATATTCTGTAATCACGCGGCCACCCACCGCGCATGGGCCGGGCACGGTTCCTCAGATTCTCCAACCGACCCGGCCCGATAGACGATAACGGGCGGCTCGCTAATGGGCGTTTGCCATAGTGCTCTCGCTGCCGTGAGACCGCCCATACGCCGTAGTAGCTCAACTGGCAGAGCGCCCGCTTTGTAAGCGGGAGGTTGTGGGTTCGATTCCCACCAGCGGCTCCAGACGGAGAACCAGCGGGATAGGGTAGCTCCTGAACGGGCGAATACCTTGGTCGCCCTTCCCGCTTATGAACCCAAGGGCACAACAAGGAGTGCGACATGAAGAACAGGTTCTTTGAAAGAGAAGATGGTTCTGTTGGCGTAGAACTTACCCGTGGGTTGATTGCGGTGATCGAGAAACAGGACGTTCTCTTGGTGCGCGGGTACCGCTGGACGACCATGGCGGCGCCAAACGGAAGGAACTATGCGGTATCGCACACAACCGCGAGAGGCAAGAAGACCGCCTTTCTTATGCACCGGGTGATTCTGGGCGCATCGAAAGGCCAAGAACTTGACCATAAGAACAGAGACGGCCTCGACAACAGACGTGCGAATCTGCGATTCTGCACACATTCGCAGAATCAAGGCAACAGAAAGAAACAGGCAGGTTCGAGCCAATTCAAGGGCGTCTTTTGGGATCCCGATAGAATGAAATGGCGTGCGGCGATCAAGGTGGGCGGCAAACTCAAGAAACTTGGTCGTTTCGATTCAGAGGCAGAAGCGGCAAGAACGTATGACACCGCCGCAAAGGAAGGATTCGGAGAATTCGCCAGATGTAACGCAGTCTGACAAAAATACCCCCGATAGTCCCGCCCTCATGAAGCGGGACGATCAAACGACCAAACGGCCGTTCACTTGAGCACAAGCAGGTGAGCGGTCGTTTTCGTTTCGGGGCATAGGACGCCTGATGCAACTGACCGAAGCCACACAACTCATGCCCGGACTGGTAGTCACGCCCCTCTCCACGGGACTCGTACGCGTTGACATCGACATGGATGCCGACCCCGAAGGACTGACGAGCGTGGTGATCGCCGAGCTTGCCCGTCAGATGGGCGGAGTCGATAGCTGGCAGTTCCGCAAGGAGATGCTGCGCGACCCCAACGCACAGTCAGGCGAGGGCGTATTCGAGCGCTCTTGGATCGACGTGCAGCGCTCCAACGTCCGCAATCCCCTGATGCGCATGGAAGTGGGCGAGAACGGCACACTCTATGAGAAAAGCGACGGGCGCATTCGCATCTGGATTCCACCCGACCGCATGCCCGTCAATCTCCCGCAAGGTACCGCATCTGCGCAAATGATGTTCGGACTTGGCGTGGACGTGGGCGCAGGCACTTTCCAATCGGACTCGACTATCGAGGGATTCGCCGTGCAGGGGATGGAGCAGGCAGTCGAGTTCAATGCCAATAACGTGACGCCTGTCCGTCTTGGACACATTGCAGTTGCCATCGCTCGACACTACAACGATGCGTTGGTGTGCTGTGTCCAGAAGATGCACGGAATTACGACTATCCGCACCATGACCGACGAGTGCGGCTACCCCAATCTCTGGCGCAACGTGTCACATGACAAGACCGTGGAAACGTCAACTGGACGCCTTGGGTGGGTTCACGGAGAGAATAGCCAGGCGCTTCTGATGGACAGGGTGGGCGATGCACTTCAGCGGCCATTGTCAGGTGCGTACATCTACGAACAGGACGCCGGGGCAAACGTCGACGTGCTCTCTGCGCGCGGGGTGATCGTACGCAGTGCCGATCTGCTCGATCAGCTCAGGCAGTATATCTTCGACGACAGCGGACGGGCAGTACTCTCCAAGAACCGTGACCTGAACCCGCAAGCTCGCAAGCAGCACGGTGACTTAGTGGTGGGTACGGGACTATCAATTCGCGCCTGCATGGACATGCCCCCGTGGCGCAATGCCGTAGCGACGACCATCAAAGCCAATACCATCGAGTGGTTCATGGAGCGGCACCGCAAGGCTGACAAGAAAGAGAGGACAGGGGCATGGCAGTAATGGAAGCCCCGAACATCCAGACCTCGAAAACGTCGAGTGCCGTCAAGCTCCGCGACAAGATCAAGGAAGCGGACGACTACCTTCAGCCGTTCCGCGACCGCGAGGTGGAGTTTGAGCAGAAGTTTCAAGGACGGTACTACGGGCGAAGCACGGGGCAGGATCATGAACCGCTCCAGATGCTGCATGCACTCGTCGGCGTCCTTCAACCCAATCTCGCTATTGACCCTGAGTGTACCGTCACCAGCTACAACACTGAACTCGCGGAGTTTGCGGGCGTATTCAGGGAAGCGATCAACCTATCACTTGAGGAAATCAAGTTCGCCAAGACCGTGTGCCGCGTTATTCTCGACAGTCTCTTCATGCTCGGTATCACCAAGACTGGACAATGTGACCGCTTCTCGCCGCATTGGGACGAGCAGGGCAACTATCTGGCCGACCCCGGTAAGGTGTTCGTCTCTCGCGTCAAGTTCCACAACTGGATCGGCGATCTTAAGGCTGACGTGGACGAGGAAATGGAGTTCCAGGGCGACCGTTACCTGATGAACAAGAAGCAGGCGCTCGACGTGATGCGCGGCAGGCGCAAGGAAGTCGAGCAACTGAGCACGATGCAGGTACAACCGGGTCAGCGTCCAGAGGAGAGCGTTACGGGCAAGCGCTCGCTCGACGACTACCTGATTGAGAAGGTGCAGTTCGCGGACATCTGGCTGCCAAGTGAGGACGTGATCGTTACGATGGCCGGCGACCCCGACTCGGCGGGCGACCACTACCTGCACGAACGCGAGTATAAGGGGCCGGAAGGCGGGCCGTACGACTACTGGCAACTCAGCGAGGTGCCCAACAACTTCCTGCAGGTGCCGCTGATAGCCGTGGTAAAAGACCTTCATGACCTGATGAACTCCATTGCCCGCAAGATGCAGCGGCAGGCAGAGCGCGAGAAGCAGATACTGCTCGTGCCGCTCGGCAAGACGCAGGACAATCAGGCCGTCCGCGAATCGAGTGACGGTGACACAGTGGAGGTGTCCGACCCCAAACTCTATCAGCAGGTGAGCTACGGCGGGGCAGATCAGGCGGGTTATCAGATCGTGGCGTGGTGCAGGGACTTCCTCAATATGCTCAGCGGCAATCCCGAGTTGATCGGTGGCACCGGCCCGCAGGCGAACACGCTCGGACAGGATGAAATGAACAAGGCGTCGGCGGGCACCCGTGTGGCCTACTACCGCAAGCGCCTGCTCGATACCGCAGGCAGTGTGCTGCGGAAAGTGGCATGGCATCGTTGGCTCGATCCCATCTGGACGCGGGATATGACGCTGACCACCAAGACCGGGGTGCCGATTCCCATCAGGTGGACGCCCGATCTGCGAGAGGGTGATTTCCTTGACTTCAACTTCGCCATCGACGCGAACGTCAAACGCGGCCTTGACCCGGATGAGCAGTATCAGCGCGTGGTGCAGTGGCTGACGACCGTGGTATTCCCGCTTCAGCAGATCGGTGCGATGCAGGGTCAACTGCTTCAGGCGGATGAAGTGGTGCGGATAACGGGGCAACTGCTTGGCATACGGGAAGCGGGGCGGATGTTTAAGCGGGGTGCACCTTTAATGATGGGTGGAGGCGGGGGATTGCAGAGTACCAACCCAAAGCCGAGAACTGCGTACGCTGACAATCGTGTCGTGCGGAGACTTCCCGCAAAACCTCCTCCCGTAGAGACCCCGGCGGAACAACTAGGGGTTGAGACCTAATGCCTTATAAGAACAAAGAGGAACAGCGCGAACACGGCCGGCAATACTATCAGACCCATCGCGCAATAAAAGATGCACAAGCGCGACAGTGGAGAATAGATCATCCCGGTAAGGCAAGGGAATGGTCCCGTAGGTGGTACGAAGCGAATCGTGATAGATGCAAAGAAGTTGCTCACGTTTGGTACGAAGGTAATTCCGAGAAAGTGAAAGAGTATGGCCATAGATGGGAAGCAACGCATCGCGAAATGGCAAGAACAAGTAGTCGTCAGTGGAGGAAGGAACATCCTGCCCAAGTGCGGGCAATAAAACAGCGCCGAAGGGCAAGGGAAATAGGTGTATTTGCCGACCTGACTGCCCAACAGTGGCAGGACGTATTGACCACCCATGACTTCCGGTGCAAGTACTGTGGGATTCGATTTTCGGAGAAAACGCCGCCGACGATGGATCACGTTATCCCGCTCTCTCGGGGCGGACACCACACGGCAACAAATATCGTACCCGCTTGTCTGCATTGCAATTGCAGTAAGGGCGCGAAGACCATTTCGGCGTGAGACAGGAGATTTACTTTGCCTCTCTACGTTTACAAGTGTCGCGTGTGTGGCAAGCAGATCGACGAGTTCAGAGAAGTCGACCGGCGTAACGACCCCGTGCTCCACTGCGGGCATATCTGTGACCGAGATCAACACGCTGAGAAAGCATCGACAGGCAGTAGGGTGAACGACTGGACGAGTATCAATGCGGGCGTGGGCGTCACGCAGGTGACCGAAGCAAACAAGACGTTTGCGCACCTTGGCGTCCATTTCGACAGCGAGGGGATAGCACACGGCAGCGGGGGACGCGAGCAGAAGTTGAAGTTCCTCAAGGCACGAGGGTTCCACGATGAAAACGAAGTGCGCGGAGGTCATTGAACGCATAGACAATCTACCCCGGCAGAAATAGGTCTGCTCAGGTAGTTGAAGGATGATTGTATGGCAGATGAATCGAACGTCCAGCCGGGCAGCGCAACGATGACGCCCGAATCCAGGGCCACAGCCGCACGCGCCGCCGCCGCCAAAATCCTAGGCGAGCCGGTAGCCGACAGCAACGTGACTCCCGATTCCAACGTCTCACCGCCCCCCGACAAGACGGGAACCACGACACCGCCCGCCCCGCCGCAAGGTCAGGTTGGCAGCGGACAGTTCCGGCCTTCGCAGAAGCAGACCGATGCAGCGAAGGAACTTGGTCTGACCGACGAGCAAATCGTCAAGATGACCGAGCAAGAGGCGAAGGCATACGAGCACGCGCGTTCGGTTTCGAGCAAGGCGCAGGGCAAACAGGCCCGGCGCATTGAGAAACTCGAAAAGCAGATCGCCGCACTCGCCGCCTCGCCAAACCGCGAGCAACCCGAAACCGCAGGTGCAAGTGCCGCGCAGGTGACATTCGCACCCCCGGACGACGCGACGCTCACGGAACTGTTTGGCTCCAAAGACTCGCAGCCGGCGAGGCAGTACATTGCAGCGCTTGAGAAAGCCCACAAGGTAGATGCGCTCGAAACTCGCCTCAATGCTATGGAGTCGGGAGCCGCTAACGAACGAGCATCACAAGGACAGCGGACGGTGGACGGCT